TGGTGTAAAAGATACTTTACTATCTTTTGCTTCTACAATATAACTTTCATGCAAATGTTTAGTTTCTGCATGGTGCATCAAATCACCTTGATATACACCAGTTTTAGGTGTTACTTTTGGTAGATGTTTGAGTGCGTGTTTAAGTGTTCTTGCGAGACCTGGTGAGTGTCCGTGATTCTTATCAATGTCTTTTTCTGTGTGGTTAATCTTTGGATCTTTATTGAATGCTGACTTAGTTGCAACAAAGAATTTACCATTTTTTGGATGATGACCAAAAACAAGGGATGGTGAACCATCATATTTCATGGTCAGATTAGTATTGCTTGCACCGGCCTTCATGTGTGCATGAGCCTTCATTAGTGCTTCATGTGCATGTTCAAAGCCGGCGTGGCCGTGCATTAATGGACGGTCCTCAGCATGATGAATATGCTTAAGTTCGCCGCCTTCAGCTTCTTCTGATAAGAAAGATTTAAATGTCAACATTGATTTTACCCTTAGAAATGCAACACACTTTGGTTGCCAATGGGCTTATTTATAAGTTTCGGACTTCCATTTATTAACAAAATCCGTACAAACTCCTGTGATGTCCATTTTTTTGACATAATCCCATTGTCCTTCACCTATTTCCGGCAAGACAGCGATACTCTTAGGGAACAATTCTCTTATCTTAGGATAGGTCCATATGTAGCCCCAACTGGTCAAAGTAACATCATCTTCTTGGTGCCAGAAACAATGTAAACCCTCTTCCCTCAGTAGATTTAATGCGTCCAGGTTTTTACAGTGAATCCATAGACCATCTTGTGACAGGAACTCAATGGTTGTTTCATAATCAGGTTTGTCATGTCCCAACCACCAACGTTCATGGTACCACCAAACATCAATCTCACAGGGAATACCTTCTGACAAACAATAACGTATTTGTTTTGGACTGTTTTCCAGTTCTTTGTCAGGTCCATCAAGTAAAGCACGATGAGCTATGACTATCATCTGTAGAATTCCTTATTCAAGTGAATTTGTTGCCACGGAAGCTTCAACATTTCAATAAAGGTTGTTGATGCAGTGTGTGGACACAATAGATTTGTTTTATCATATATAATCGGTAGATAACAAATGGCTTTACAGAAGTTGATAACACTGAATGCATTACCAACTTGTAACATATCACCAGTGCCTTGGCCAGTGTGATTTGGATGAAAAACGGTATAGAAGTGTCTTGGATCAAAATCAGGAAGTTCTTGGTGAACCAACATATCTGGTCTTGTTCGTATTACCAAATCGTATTGCGTTCCTGTTTTCATAATATGATCCTCAAGCATTAAAATGCCTTGTCCCATCTTAAAGAACATTGAAAGAATGTTCAAAGACCTATGATTGTAATTTGGGTATCTCTTAATTTGTTCTAAGAAATTCTCCTTATAATCATTAAAGTTCTGTATGGCCACTGCTTTGGCACCATAAGCTTCAGCAATAGCAGTGTGTTCTACTCCAGGTGTACCTTCAATAAAGCCTTCTTCATCATTACCAGCAGTTAAGCCGTACCAACCCTCTTCACTCCAAGTATTGATAAAGATATCTGGATTGTATTTGTCGATAAATCGCTGTTTGAAATTGGGTAGAACTTCTTTCCAATGGCGCATATGGCCAGTTAGTACTACAGCTACTTTCATTTCTTGTGTGTCAAAAAGTAATTCAAGTCCTCTGGAGTTCCTATACCCCACATACCCGTAACTTGTTTGACCCGAATTTTCTTGCCATCTTCAATTGCTTCATTGAATACAGGTGCAACATAAAATTCATTATTTGTACGGATGTTTTTATCAATCATCTGTTCGGCATACTTAACATAGTCAGAACCTTTGTTCCAGTAATACACACCAACTGTTGCTTGGTCTGAAATGACTTTCTTTTCTGCAACTTCGGAAACAAAACCATTCTCATCTAATTTGGCATATGACCATTTAGGATGTGTGGCATGGAATGTAAGAATGCCGCCATCAATTGAATCGGCCTTGAAAGCATACAAACATTCATTTGAGTTCCAATCAACATATTGGTCAGAGTTTGCCATAATCAATGGTGCACCATTATTAATAAACTCTTTAGCCAATAATGTAGTACAAGCTGCACCTTCGGTTATTCCATCAACTTGAACGATTGTACAATTAGGTGCAATCAAGTTAAGCAAGTATTTTAAATTATATTTCTCGTAATGTTCTTTTTGAACCAAGAAAATGTAGTTTGCTTCTATGTTCAAATTCTCAACAACGACCTGAATCATTGGTTTGCCATTAACTTCAATCAATGGTTTTGGGAATGTGTAACCAGCTTGAGCAAATCTGGAACCTGCACCTGCCATAGGAATAAGAACATTCAATTTCTCATCACGCCATGGAATCGTTGTATCTTTAATGTTAAAATTATCAATCATATCTAAAAACTTAGTCCCTTCTAAATCATATGCATCTTTTACTGGATAAAGGTGAGCACCAGAATTGATGGCACCCTCACGACCTATGTGTGAATCTTCAATAATGATAGTGTTCTTAGGCAAAGCTTTCATCTTTGTCATACACTGCCAATACATTTCTGGAAATGGTTTCGGATTGAAAACATCTTCGTTGCTAACAAAGTAATCCACATATTGAATTATATTCATAGAATTAAGAGCAATCTTAACGGTTTCACGAATGCTATTAGATGCAACAGCAATCTTCCACCCCCTATTCTTCAATTGTTCCATCAACCAAGGAACTGAAGTGTTTTTTGGACAATTTGGAATCAACTTGAATGTTTCTTCTTGTTTCTCTCTCCAAATTTCATTATAGTATTCAACTGGTAGACCTTTGTCTGCCGTCAACATCTGTAATTTTCTGGTGGTATTCAGACCATCATACCTTGATAGGTGTTCTTCACGGGTAATTATATATTTTGATGTGTCTGTAACTTTAAGTAGAGCCTCATTAAGTGTTTCATAATGCATCTCACGGGAATCTATCATTACACCATCAAGGTCAAAAATAACTAATTTATTCATTTTATTCCCAAGTTGTTCCTTCACAATCCAACCAATATCTTACCATTTTACCTTTACCATCCATTAAATGAAATGGTAAACAATGTAGTAGTCCTCTGCTTGAATTGTAGTATATCAAATTTTTAGGTGCTTTGTCAAGCGACCATGCAAAGTGTGAAGTACCAGTATCACCACCAATATATGTTTCTGATGTCATTATATGGTGTATGTTTTGCATAAAATTGGATGAATATTTCCAGCCAGGAAAGATACATCTTCCCCTGAATTGTTCCATACCACAAACAATCTTTTCATATTCTTTATATTCTTCTGTTGAATAATCAGAGATTATTTTTTCAAGTACAGATTGTGGCCAGTTTCTGTAAACATTGTAAGGCGCATCAAAGATTGGAAATACAACAATCTTTTTCATCATTGTTGTATCATTTTTGATGGTTACATTGTCACCAATAATATCACGGAAGTCCCATAGATTTACTCTTTTCCATGGTAATATGGTATCTCCGGGTGTTTCGGAAAAGAAGTCTGTATTCTTCAATAAGAACTGATAAAATTCTTGTATGTAATCAACCGTACTAACAGAACCAGTATCCATATAAAATTTTATATCTGGATTCTTTTGTTCTTTTCTTAAGTATGCAACAACGTTGGCCACGGCAATCAAATCACCGTTTTTTACACCATCACCAAAAACTCCATGTTTAACATTGATAATCATAGACACTTCTCCAATTCACTTGCATGAACCAATTTTGCTTTTCGGTCCAGATAGAAGTGTTTTTCAAATACTTGATTGATGTTCTTTCCATTGTCCCATGTAATGCCATCACCAACAATCCATTCAGGATTCCAATCTTCTGGTTTCCAAACACAAAATAATTCTTTATCAAGTAAGTCAGCCATCATGCCGACACCAGTAAAGTTTGTGATAAATGGTTTTTTGGATTCTTTGATGATGTAACAATTGGTCAACAGGTCCTTGTTGAAATCAATAAATTCAAAATCTTTGAGGTGAGAAAGTATGTTTGTCTTTCTTCTGTTATCAGTACTGAAATGGTCCCATCTATCACCGACATAATATGTGTCTTTGATTTCAACATCACATTTTGGATATTTCAATATGAATTTATCATCAACCTCAAAATCAATTTTATAAACATCTTTTAAGAAGTTTTCATATTTGCAAGTTTCAATTGGTCTATTAGGATTTCTTTTGTATTCCCTTTCGGTACCCCAATTATCCATATTAATTACTTCACCTTGAAACTCATTGTCAAAGTACACACCATAAAACAAATCTTGGTACATCAAAAAGTCTTTAAATCCTTTGAACTTCTCTGTTTGATGTTTAACAATTAAATTGTATTTACCAAATTTGTTGTGAAGGCCAGCCAATACCGGAATACAATTCAAAAAATCACCTAAGGCGTCAGTTTGTCTTACATAAAAATTCATTTCATAATTCTTTCATATAACGATTTAAAATTATCACCTTCCATTTTTTCCCACATATGTATAAATGGAATATA